TACGTACGATATTCCGGGGTCAACGACTTGCACCGTTACCATCGCTAATCATGGGCTTTCAAACGGCGACACGGTTGGTCTAAACTTTACCAGTGGTACGGCAGTAGACGATTCGTATACGGTATCAAACGTAACAACGAACACGTTTACTGTAACCACAGCGAGTTTGACCACCAGCGGTAACGTGACGATGTACCCAAAAGTACTTGTCGAGCTGGATTGTTCTTCGGGTACGGCGTTCTACACGCTGATTCCGGGTGAAGGCATTCTTGCACAGGGCGGTCTGTTTTGCTTGTTGCCGTCTACCACGATAACGATGACTATTTTTTACGGGTAGCGCCATGATGCAAACAGACGTTAAGTCAGCCCGTGCAGCAAATACAGGACTGCTTGTGACGCAGGCCCCCGTACGCTTGAAGTCGATTACGGTGACAAGTGCGACGGTGTCTGCAAGAAATACCTGTATATGCGATCCGACCGTTCAGTCGTCTGGTACGTATTCGCGTACCAGCCCAAGTGCCACAATCACAGTCACGATAGTGAACCACGGTTTTGTTACTGGGCAGCGTGTGTTTTTGGACTTTACGTCAGGGACAGCACGGGATGGCGCGTACACAATTACAAAGACGGGCGACGACACGTTTACTTGTGCGGATGTTGCAACCTCGACCACAAGCGGTAACGTCACAGCGTATAGCAGCATTGCTTTAGAGATCGATACCTTTAATACGATTGGCCTACCGGTACTGATCCCCGGCGAAGGCATCTACTGCCCTAACGGGATTTTTGTGGGTTGTGGCTCATCGGTAACTGCGACGGTGTTCTATGGCTAACTCTAAGATTTCCGCGCTGCCTTTAGCCATTACCCCATTAGCGGGTACGGAAGTGTTGCCTATTGTGCAGAGCGGGGTGACCGACCAAATATCGGTGGCTAACCTGACGGCAGGACGTGCCGTTAGCACGGGCAATCTGACAGTAACAGGCACAGCGGCAGTTAGCGGGTTGACGACGTTAACAGGCGGGATGGTTGGTGGAGTACAGGCGCTATCAGGTCCCGGCGCAGTTAATCTGACTACACTGACAACAGCATTTACTTCAACTGGTACAGGTGATGCGCTGACGTTAGCTAATGGCACGGCAGGGCAAGTTAAAACTGTTGTGTATGTAGCGGAAGCTGCTGGCGGGGATACGGGCATCTTGACCCCAACAAGTCGGATTGGGTATGCCTCCATCACACTAACTGCGGTGGGGGACTCTGTAACTTTGCAATACCTGTCAACGGGCTGGGCAGTGCTGGCAGTAAATGGTGCAACTATTACTCCGTAAATATCATGGCTAAAACGGCAGCATGGCAGAGGAAAGAGGGCAAGAACCCGAAGGGCGGCTTGAACGCCAAAGGACGTGCCTCTTATAACGCAGCTAATCCGGGGAAGCCCGGTCTGAAAGCCCCGCAGCCGGAAGGCGGGGCTAGGAAGAAGTCATTCTGTGCCCGGATGTCCGGGATGAAAAAGAAGCTGACTTCAGCCAAGACCGCGAACGACCCGAACAGTCGGATCAATAAATCTTTGAGGGCTTGGAAATGTTAAAAGACCACATCGAACCAGACCTAATGGACAACATCTCCATACTTGCGGGGTTGGGCGTTATTCTTGGATGGTTACCAAACGTGCTTTCTATTGTCACTATTGTGTGGTTCAGCATTCGTATCTGGGAATCCGATACGGTTCGTGGTTTGACCAACCGGAAAAAACCCGATGCCAACAGTCAGTAAAAAGCAGGAAAAGTTTATGCAGGCGGTTGCCCACAACCCTGCGTTCGCTAAAAAGGCCGGTGTGCCTCAATCTGTGGGAAAAGAGTTCACTAAATCTGGAGGCGGTATGGCTGAGTCAAAGAAGATGGTTGGTAAAGAGCTTGCGTTCATGAAGAAAAAGGGCGCTCCTAAGTCAATGATCAAGCACGAGATGAAAGAAGCTGGCATGAAAAAAGGCGGTATGGCTAAATACGCAGCCGGTGGTTCAGTAATGCCGTCGAAGATGGGTAAGGTAGCTGCTGGTGGCATGAAGCCTCATGGTGAACACACCGTGCAGAAGAAGGGTAATACCAAGGGTACGATGGTCAAGATGGCTGGTAATGCCAAGGGCCTGAAAAAGGGCGGTTACTGCTAATAGGAGACCATCATGGCTGACAAACTTTATTACGACGACGAAGGCTCTACTTTTAAAGAAGCTTTTGCTGAAGCGCGTAAAGGCGGTAAGAAAACCTTCGAGTGGAACGGTCAGAAGTACACCACGGAGATGAAAGGCGAGAAAAAGTCCACGCCTTCTGCATCGCAGTCATTCCCTGTAGACGCGAATATGGAGAGCGCCTCTAGTGTAATGAGTCGTGGGCGTGCTGGCATGGAAGGCTCTGGTACATCTCCATTGGAAAAATACACGGACGATAAGGCAATTACTGCGACACGTAACAAACGTAGTATGGACTTAGCCGTTGAGCGTGCTAAAGCAGGGATACCAGAGCGCCGAAGTGTTGTTGATATGGCTACAGAACGTCTTGGCTCTGGTAAGGAATTTAGAAAGATGGCTAAAGGCGGGGCAGTTAAGTCCGCTTCTTCTCGTGCAGACGGTATCGCCCAGCGCGGCAAGACCAAGGGAAGGATCTGCTAATGCCTAAGCAAGATAACCGTCGTCCCAAGGGTGATACAGGCGACGCAGAGATTTTTACGGCGGAAACAGGTACCCCACCGGTAGACCCAGATATGGGTTCGGTAAAAGGTGCCAAGCCAATGCCGATGCCTAAACCTGTGAAGAAAATGGCTTCTGGCGGGTCTGCTTCCTCCCGTGCCGACGGTTGTGCGATACGCGGTAAAACTAAGGGACGAATCGTATGATGCCATCACGCGGGATGGGTGCAATTAACCCGTCAAAGATGCCCGGCGCTAAGAAGAAAAAGCGTCGGGATGACACCGACTTTACGCAGTACAAAGAAGGCGGCAAGACGAAGTCTCGCGTGAACGAAGCAGGTAATTACACCAAGCCGGGGATGCGTAAGTCGCTGTTTGAGAGCATCAAGTCTCAGGCAACCCAAGGCACGGCGGCAGGGGAATGGAGCGCGAGAAAAGCACAGCTACTCGCAAAGCGGTACAAGGAAAAGGGTGGAGGCTACCGTGGGTGATTTGAGAAAACTTGTTCAAGAGATAGAAGCCAAGCGTGCTAGAGGCGAAGTCAAGGATGTTAGCCCAGAAGAGTTTGACAAGATGGAAAGTCAGGCGGGCTTGAAAGACCTCGATGGCAAGTTCAAGAAAGACAAAAGCGAACCACGTCCCCCCGCGAGAGAGCGCATGAACAAGGCGCTGTCTGAGCTTGATGGTATGAAGAAGGGCGGCAAAGTATCTTCTGCATCAGTCCGTGCAGATGGTTGTGCACAGCGTGGCAAAACCCGTGGAAGGATGGTGTGAGATGGCTAGTAAGTTTCCTGACCTAACCGGTGACGGCAAAGTGACGCAAGCCGACGTGCTGAAAGGCCGTGGCGTTGAGGGCATGAAGAAGGGCGGCTCCACAAACAAGTGGATTCAAGGCGCTATCAAGAAACCCGGTGCGTTGCGTAAGGAATTGGGTGTTAGGGGTGATAAGCCAATCCCAGCGAAAAAACTCGCGGCAGCGGCGAAGAAACCCGGCAAGCTAGGCCAGAGAGCAAGACTGGCGCAGACATTGAAGAAGATGAAATGAAAGCCCCGCAGCAAAGCCTGAAGTCGTGGACGGAGCAGAAATGGCGCACAAAGAGTGGCAAGCCATCGTCGAAGACTGGCGAAAGGTACCTGCCAGAAGGCGCTATCAAGGCGTTGAGTCCAGCCGAGTACGCAGCAACGACCAAAGCAAAGCGGGCAGGGAAGAAAAGTGGCAAGCAGTTCGTCGCGCAACCAAAACGCATAGCCCAGAAGACCGCGAGGTTTAGGTAATGCCGAAGGCAAAAAACGCAGTGTATGGGTTTAGCCCCGGTGATTCCACCGACACTGCCTATGTCCAACGGTATATCAGGGGTGACCAAGAAATAAAGGACATCCGCGAAAAAGGTTATGCGTTGCCAAAAGAAGGCGGAAAGCAGAAAAAGTATTGGACGGCTGTTAACCAGCCAAATGTAGATTACCCAGAAGGTACAAAGTTAATTCGTGCGCCGCGTGGTGATGTTAAGGAAAATAGAGCGGTATCTGCTGACAGTGTAGAAATACACGACAAGAAGACTGGTAAGTGGTCGCCGATAAAAGGCACTAGTCTTGGCGGTAGTTCCGGTGTTGGCGGGTCGATGAGTAGGAAAGAATTACAGTTGGGGGCTGAACTTGACCCCAAAGCAATGATGGAGCGCGAAGGGTACAAAAAAGGCGGTAAAGTACGCACAGCTTCACAACGTGCAGACGGCATTGCAATTCGCGGGAAAACAAGGGCTTAAGATGGCTTTTACAACCAACACAACGGCGTTCAACCCCGACCTCAACGATATATTCGAAGAGGCGTTTGAGCGTTGCGGTTTGGAGTTGCGTACTGGCTATGATTTCCGTACAGCCCGGAGAACTCTGAATTTCCTGATTGGCGAGTGGGCGAACCGTGGTATCAACCTGTGGACTATTGAGCAGGGGTCAATCAATCTTGTGCAAGGACAGGTGACTTATGATCTACCTATTGATACCGTTGATCTTCTTGAACATGTTATTCGCACTAATTCCGGACAGATTTCTAACCAGACCGACATCAACATCAGCCGCATAAGCGTCTCTACCTATGCGACTATCCCAAACAAGTTGACGCAGGGTAGGCCGATTCAGGTGTGGGTAAACCGCCAGTCGGGACAGCAGGTTGGATCGAATGCAGCAACGCCGAAAAACCCACAGATTAATGTGTGGCCTTCGCCGGATCAGGGCACGGTTTTGAACCCGTTCTACATATTTTATTACTGGCGGTTGAAGCGTATTT